GTTTTATAGCATATGATGGTGTTGATATCAAGGGTGCTATTTTTGATGAAAACACAAACGCGATTTTAACTCCTGTGCTAACGTACTTAAGAGATGCTCCAAAAGAAATAAATCTTTTTGGACCTAGTGTTATTGCAAATGAAATAACGAATCAAAGTTTAGCTATTAGTGGCGCAATTGCAGATTTTCCATATAATGTTGCGTATACATCAAAAGCACCCACCACTGAGGCAACCCCTGATAGTTCGTTTAGTGTGCAGTTTGAAATACCAGACCAAACAATGAATAACGAAACAACCATAGAACGCTATAGTACACCAACAGGGAAAATTATAACAGACACTAATACAACCGTTATAGTAGAATCTGTATTACATGGTGATTATTGGTACTTGCCTATAGTTGACGAAGTGGAGTGGGGTGGTGTTAAATCGTTTACGCTTGAGGTGAGATATAAAAGTGAACTGATACATTTTGACGAATACTATATCGAAATGGCTGAATTTATTGATAGGTTTGATGACCCAGCGGATGTGTTTAACTTATTAACCAATACTAAGTTAATGCCTGTTTTTGGTAGCGTTATGCCTACCTTACCAAACAAAGCAAGCGGGCCAATAGGTGATTTTAAATGGGCGTATGGCAACGTTAATAATGATGCTGTGTACATGATAGATGTATCAAGAGCAAATGAGCTAGGTGTAATAGAAAATGTTAAAGTAATATATGGTGAAGGTGACTTAGTTTTTTATGGTACAATTAAAGAGCGTATTGATATTTTAGAATACTCAACAACCACACTCGGTAAGAATTCAAACTCAAATAAAACCACTGATATTGCACACTGCGACAGTTTTAAAGTAAGCACGTATTATGATGATGGGCTGTGGTTATTAATTTCTCACACCTATCCTGACTCTGATAACCTATCATATAGTGACTACGTACGCAAAATACTTATTGAAGTTGATACTAGCTACACACTAGTATCAACAAGTGAACAATACTCCACTAACGGTAATATTAAGTGGTACTTGAACGGTGAAATGATATTTACTACTAGCACAAACGGCACAAATACATTTACAAATAGTGATATAAGAATAGGGTCTGATGATTCTATTAAAACTGTTCCGTCAGATAGTAATCTTGTTAAAAACTGGGAAAAACTATACTTGATTTATTACCATAACAGTGTAACTGTTTTTATTGATAATGTTTCTGTTATACCAACAGCATTGAGCGCACGTGACGTTTATATCATGTATATTAGAACAATGACTTATCGTCAATTACTGCTAACATTTAATCCCCGTTTCCATACTGTATTTGATAAACCACAAACGTCATATAGGAACGACTATGGTAGTAACCATGGTAGTGACAGATTTGACGTTAAAAACTTTGATGTTAACAGTGTGGATGTTGATAGTGAAGTGTATACAGTAGGAACACGCTTTACTGGTAGTGGGTCATTGATACATAAAAATTCATACTCTAATTACACTGATACCACGTCACTAATAAACTTTAATTCAAGTTTTAGTATTGTTGTGTGGATGAAAACAGAAACTAGAAACTTTTTATTATTCTCAGAAAGGGATAAATCAGGGCGTGAAGATGGGCTTTCTGTATTTGTTGAGGGTGGTTATATTACGCATATGTTTGGGGATAGAAAACATAAAACAGATTGCTTCGTTTCCGATGGTAGTTTTAAAATGTTAGGTATATCATATGATGGTACTTCAATCCAAACCTTTGTCCCGCTTGAACATGATAGTACATATCCAGCAGCCCTTTCTAATGGTATATCACCACGCTATGTTACGCTACTAAATGACAAAGGCATAGACACGCACGTTGATATTGTATTATGTGCATTTACTACATTTGGTCGCGTTTTAAATTCTCAACAATTTACGGATTTATATAATGAAAGTATTGATTTTAGTGTTGTTGGTACTGTATTGTATGAAAATTTACCCGCATATTCAGAAGTTAGAATTATTGAGCATAGCACAGGTGAATTGTTAGATGTTCAACAGACCGACATAGAAGGACGCTTTAAATACACAAGTATATACAAGAATGATATTGACATTGTAACTCTTAATAACGGTAGGTTACAAGTGATTGGTACTATTCAATCAACAACGAGGTAATAATGAGTACCATAAATGGTAAAGCTACAAGATATGACAGTAAGGGTGTTGATTACGTGCAAATATTTGACTGGGTGTCAGGTCGTAGCGTTGGCATAGTAACACCTGCCGAAACAGGTGAATGGACATATGATTATTATTACGATATGCATGTAGGTTTTACGTATGTTTCTGATGGTTGCGCACCAATTACGCACGGCGCATACGTGTTTAAAAGTGAATGGTCATTGCAGTCATTTATAAATAGTGGTGACCCTGGGGTATTGTATGACCCAAGTGATTTATCAACATTGTTTAAGGATACTTTATTCTTATTCCCTGTTAAAGATAGCGGTGATAAAGTAGCCGCAATGTTAAATAAAAATGATTTAGAAAGTATAGTAAAAACAACGTCTGATTTTAGTGATAATTTCGACGGGTGGGTAGGGTCTACATTGCAATTACTGCCTGATAATAGTATGAGATGTAATAGTAGGTGTTATTATAGTTTTGATTCGATACCAGGACAATACTATAATATTACTATTAATATTACAGCATTGAATTTCTCGGTTAGGCTTGGTCCCGATTGGCATTCTGCGCATTCGAGTAGCACAGGATTACTATCATATAGGTTCATAGCAGATGATGCTGTAACAAGTATCGGTATGGATTCAGCATCTAGAGACAGTTGGGGTGGTAGTGACGATTTTTATGAAATAGATGCTATATCTATAATAAGTGAATCTAACACTCATTTAACACAGTCCAATCCAGATAATAGACCTACATATAAAACAGACGGTTTTCTGCACTGGTTGGCATTTAATGGGTATACTGACTTCTTACATTGTGAATCAACAACATATATGTCCAATGACTCATTTATATTTAGTGCTGCTGTTATGAATGAAGACAGCTGGTTAACAACAGTATATAGCACTAGTAATTCACCTAGTAATCATTTAGCACTTAAAGAGGATACCAGCGGAACAGCTACCATGTTCGTTGGTGACGGGACTAGTATAGTAAGAGATGAAATGGCACAGATTAACATGCCAAGTGTACTATGCGCAACCAGGTCAAATAACATAACAAGTTTGTTTGTTAACGAGTTACAGCAACAGGATACTAGTCCAGTTGTTGCAGGCACTATATCTGGCTTGTGGCTTGGCAGGCCTGATGGTACAGAATCGTATAATACATTTAATTATTATGGAGGTATTATTTGTAAATACCACAACGACCATAATGCAATTAGCAAATATCTATCATATAAGTCTGGTGTTTTATAATAACATTACGGATTTATAGGGTATATATTAAAACGAGGGTATAATGGTAGAAAAGATTTACGGACAGTATACACCACCAGCTATTACTGAGCCAGTAATTCTTGAGTCAAATAACGGGTATGTACCAGCCATTGGGAGTGTGATATTAGGTGGTCCACCACCACCACCACCAATTAACTTTGTTTTCACATATTTAGATGCAAAACCACGTGAATATGACGCAACCAATATAAACTTTATATTTGGTGGTGGTGAACTAATATGTCCGACATCCAGGAACGGTTATAGTAATAATTTTAATTGTTGGTGTGCACCAATAATAAGTGGTACCAACAACTTTGAAGTGTCGTGTGACCCAAATGACTTCGGTTTCATAGAGTTTGCGCACGGTGATAGTTACATTGGTGACATAACTAGAACATCAACCGCAGATATACATGCTGGTACATCCGCCAATACTGATATTGATTATAGAACACAGTTAAACCTACCAGTATCAATGTCATACGGTAGTAGAATTACTACTGCTAACTTATCACATAGTTACTATCTAAATTCATCAATCGGTGATGGTACATCCGCGCACGCTATAATTGATTATAGAACACAGTTAAACCTACCCGTTAATGTTACGTCTGGCGAAACGCTTAATGCGAACACTTCGAGAACTGCTGGTTTTGAAGTAACATCTGGCTTTGGTAGCTCATTCTCATTTAATATAACACCTCAATATGCAGTTTATCTTAATGCGCGCGCTGAGCATGGTACCTCAGCGTCAATCGAAATGGCAATATTTCCAACAACAAATATGTCTGTTAGTGGATATTATGGTAATACGTCAAACGCTCTAATAAACATAGAAACTACATTATCAGCAAATGCTCAATATGGACATAATATAAATGCCAATTTAAGCACCAGAACAACGGTTGGTGATGCGGGATTTTTTGATGGTACGTCTATACGCTCGGATGTTGAATATGTTCCACCAGTCACATTAGATATTGATGCTGTTAGTGGTGTGTTGCTCAATTTTGAAATGGCCTCAGCTTCTGCTTTTAAACCTATTAATACTATAGGCGAGAATGTATTACTTGATTTAAGTTACTTTATAAGCACTGGCAGCGTATTCAAAGGATATACTGGTAGCAGCCTCGGAGTAGAAATCGCCACGTATGCTCGAATTAAGGCTGATGCTTACATTGGCGCCACGTTAGGCACCGAAATAGATATACGACCACCTAAGCACCTATCTGCTAACGTCTATAGTGGTACAGTAGCAACAGCATCACCAAACGTCACTACTGGATTATCATTTGGTGCCACATCAGGTGAAAATGTTGACGTAACCGCTATTGATAACCTAAAAAACACGTATATGTATGTGGGTGAAAATATAGCTGTTGAACTTTCATCGCAAACTTCTCTTGTTAATAATAATATTGCATACGGTGACAATGTAAAAACAGAGTTAAAAACTGGACCAAGTGAACCATTGGGTACGTTTACATTTGCGCATGGAACAGTCGTTGAGCATATCATAACCACTCTTATTAGCACTACATTCCAACCACGCTTCTCATTTGATACTGAATTTGTGCAAACGATATGGGATACCACGTTTGTTGATTTAAACAAACAAGATTGCTGCCCGCCAAAAATAGAAGACTTAATTTATATTGATTTACAGCATGATAAAGAAGTGGAAGTTAGATACGACATACCACATGATTTATCAGTCACTATGGATATGCGCACAAACCCAATTTTCTATCCAAACATATCACATGGTACGACATTTGTTGTTGATGATTACGATATGCTACTAAATGCAAACTTCTATTATGGTGAAGAAGCTGATGTTTTAGATTTATATAACGACTTGGTTGTTGATTTAAACAGTGGTAATCCAGAATACGGTGATGATGACGTATTGATAGAAACCAATAAAGATTATACAGAATTTAATAATACTTTCGCATCAATTGGTGACGGTACGCAAGTCGATATTGAGCTATGCGCAAGTTACGGATTATATGGTGATATGTATCACGGAGAATATTACCGCCCAGACAGTTTTGTTACGGAACGTGCATGGCGCATAAACTTCACAGGATTATTTGGTTTACGCTGGAGATTAAACGGTAATACACAGTTTAGAAATATACGTGGACAAATGGGTGACACAACAACATTATCCGGTTTTTATGAGGAACCATTACTTTTTGCATACGGTGAAAGCATGTACGCAGAACTAATCACTGATTATGATGTTGAATTTGTTGATGACGGTTGTTTAGATAATGGACATATGCCAACAACAAGTGAAGGTATACCAATTCTTGACCCAACAAACGAAATGGCTATTGAAGGTAAATACTATAGCAGATTCATAAAAGGACGCTGTTTCTAATGATACGCACTTGCACAGACAGTATAGAAAACACAAACACGGAAGTTACCAATGCATTAACAGGGTTTGAACATACCTTTGATTTAACAAGTGATGGTAATAAATTGTTTAGTGTGGACTTAGATACTAGCCAATCAATTTATATTAAAATCCTTATCAAAAATTCATCATCAACCTCAGCTATGGTTTTTATTAATATTATTCGTAAAAGTGATTTAGAAACTGTTAGGTCAATTAAAATACGTAACAGCACTGTTATAACCACTGATTTAAGTGCTGGTGAATATTATATATGCGTCAGGACGTTGTTAGGCGCATTTACGCTTGGACTAACCGTTGATTATCTTAGATATTCTCGTAACGTTACGTTTGATAATATACAAATGTCGTATGGTGAACAAACAACGTTGGAATATTTTAAAATAAAACGACCAGATGTTGAATGTAACCAGCCATTAAAATATACAATGATTGCGGGACGATTACCAACAGGTTTACAGTTAGATGAACGCGGTCGTGTTTTTGGCACATTACCTATTATTGATGACGATAACATGAAAAACTTTCCATCATATAACTTATACCACAGTAACTTTGACTATGCAACCCCTATTGGCGTCAGGTACGAATTCACAGTTAAACTAGAAATTGAGGGCGGTGTTGATGATGAAGTTTTTGACATACGCGAGTTTTGCATAATGATAGTAAATAACTGGAGTTTGACTGAGCCATACATGGACGCCGAAATATATGATATAACAGGTGAGGTTGATGATATTAGTAGAACAGCAGAAGTATTAATGCCAACCACTTTATGTCCACCTTGTAATATTGGTAATGAAAAAGAAATAAATAGTGGCAATTATGTTTTTGACAATGGCGGTAATGTTGTAATTGAGGAAAGTGAATTGGTTTTACCTTATATTAACAGTTATGGTAGCATAACAAAAGGTAATTATATCAGTAGAACTCCTTTAATAACTGACGTTGTGCAAATGGAATATGTTATTAATGCATACACAAATGATGACGTTGATGACGTACATCTGCCAGACTTACTAGTACAAGAACAAAATGAGTATATTATATTACCTGGTGACCTAATGGGCGCTGATATATATAGATGGGTAGTTGCTAATGCTGATGTTTTAGTGGACGCAGGCTATAAGAAAAGTACGTTAAATAAGTATATAAACAAAGAACTACCAGGTCAAGTAACATATAGAAATGGTGAACTTAACTTAGACTTAATTGTTAACGATGGCGTGCCAATAGACCCACAAATTGCATATACGCAAGCACACGAAAATATAATGAAAGTGGAGCCAATGTATATACGAGGTACGTTCATACCATACGAAATGGATGTTGAGGTTACATATGAATCATACCGATAAAATACAAGTAAAAGATACGATAAAGGTTAAAAAGACAATAAATACAAATTCCTTTAATCTTCTAAATGTTGTTAAAAATAAAAAGCGAGTAGTATATGAAACCAGTGACAAGACTAGGTGATATCCATAGTGGACATTCATGTTTTCCACCAACACCGGGTATATCAGCAAGTTCAAACGTGGTTGCGAACGGTCGTGGTGTAATGAGAGTAGGTGATTCTTTTGCACCTCACGGGTGTCCAAAACCGCATGGTGTAAATGCCGCATCAGGTTATGGTAAAGTTATCACCAACGGTAGGCCTACTGTTAGAATAAGTAGCAGTACCGCATGCGGAGCCACAGTGGTTGCTGGTAGTCCTAATGTTCTACTAGGAGGTTAATGTATGTACGCGGATATTGATTTAAGTTTGATACCTACGCCAAATAATGACATACCGCTACTACGCGATAATGCCGCTATTAAAACAAGCATAATGAACTTGCTTAGTTTTAATACGCATGATATTTTTCTTAATGATTATTTCGGTGGATTTCTTAAAGAGATTTTATTTGAGAGTGATAACCAAGTTGAAACTGGTATTTTGAGAGGTCGTATTGAGTGGGTTTTGCAAACATACGAAACACGTATTGATGTTATAGATGTAACAATACGCTACACAAATAACACCATTTTAGAAATTGATATTGCTTACACGATATTGGTTGACGACTCACACGATAAAGTAACATACATAAGAGATATTACCAATGAAAATAGACTATAATAATTATAAAGAAAGCCTCATTAATGAGGTAAAATCTGATACGCGTTTTAAAGACTACAATTTCACTGGTAGTAACTTAAACATATTGATGGATATTCTAAGTAGAAACGCTCACAACTATGGTTTCTACGCAAACATGCTGATGCGCGAATCAAGCCCCCAAACAGCACAAAAAATAGAAAGTCTAAAAGGATATGCAACTAGACATAGTTTTGTTATACGCAATAATAGCGCAGCGACAACAACATTGAGCGTAACCGTGCCCGTAGAAGAAGGTGTTACTAGTGTCTATATACCAAAGAATACTAAGTTTGCAAGTACAAACGAATTAGAACAAAGTATCACTTTCATAACTTTGAATGATTATACTATTTCTAACGTCGATGTTAACGGACATATTTTTGGTGACGTTGTTGTACACGAAGGTGAATTAAAACATAACACTATAGAAGTAGACAGTGATACTAAGTTCTATAAAATAATGGACGAGAAATGTGATATTGATACATTGAGCGTTTCCATTAAAAATAGCGCGGGTGGTATGTATGGAGCGCGCTATACGTTATCAGACCCTAATATTTTACCTACTAGAAATGATAACGTTTACTACTTAACTCTTAAAGGTAAGTTTTACGAGTTGTATTTTGGTGAAAACGTTTTTGGTTCTCAACCTACTAATGGCCAATACATTAAACTAGAATATCTAAAAACATCTGGGGATGCTGGAAATGGTGCTATCACATTTAGGCTTTCGCGTAAGGCTAATGTTGATGATAATACTCAAATTGACTTCTATCAAAAAGTTGGCGTAATAAATTTAGAAGCAGCAACAGGTGGACATAGCGGTATCAATAAAGAGAACTTACAACTTGCATTGTCGAATTTTAGTAGAACAAAAAGTATCGCGATTAACGACAATGATTATAAGGCAGTCATACTAGGTAAGTATAGCGATATTAACAGTATTGCAGTATGGGGTGGTGAGAAACATAACTATAGAGAATATGGTAAACTATTCATTAGTATCAAGCCAAAGTATGGTCGCTTCTTGAGTACAACATTAAAAGAAGACATGCGTAATTTTTTAGTAAAGAATTACAGTTTGCTTGCAGAAAACATAATGTTTATAGACCCTAATTACATGACCATAAACACACTAATTACATTTAGTAAAAATAGCGTGAGTAAGAACACAAACGAATCCACGATTAAAAGTGATTTAAAACAGCGCACGCGTTTATACAGTAAAGAACAATTGGGTAAGTTTGATTTAGTCTTTAAAGAAAATGAATTTATTAATTTTATTGCTGATGGTTATGATGGTGCATACACGAACTTATACGTTAAAAAAGAACTTGAATACGATTTACCTTTAATTTTTGGTAATGATAGAGAGTACGAATTTGAATTTAAAAATCCGTTATTACGTTTTAAAAGTGACCCGTTTATGATTGAGGGTGAGGTTGCTTATTATACGTATGATAAAGAAGCCACTGTATTAAGTGACGTTACATTAGTTGTTGGTGATACGCGCTTACCTAATCATGGTACTATAAATTTAGAAACAGGTTTGCTTAGTATTAAAGTGCCACCTAAAGTTGCAATACAACTATTAAGATTAAAAGCCACGCCTCTTGATAACAGCATTGAAACAACATATGATAGAATATTACAGATTGGTAAAATTGACGTGGAGGTAAAATAATGCCTGTCATAAGACACAGTGTAAATGATAGCATACCAAACTTCGTAGAATATAACTATCCGGAGTTTGTTGAGCTTATACAAATATACTATGAACATTTGCTTGAATCATCAGACGCAAAATACCTTTTAGAGGCGCATCGTTATATATTAGCAGAGGATGATGAAGATAATTATATTGAGCAATTGCAAAATGAGCTTGGTATGGTTATACCTATACACGAAAGCATAACCAATAAAAGTCTGATAACGCATTACCTTAATGTTATTTTAAGCAAGAGGGGAACAGAAGCGGCAGTAAAGGCTTTCTTTAAACTAGGATATAATGAGGATGTTATCATTAATTATCCTTATAAACAGTTATTCATATCAAGCATAACAAAGCATGACACACTACACAGTTGTTTACTAGAATCAAGTACAAAACCTGATGGTAACTATTACTCATTAAAAGGGTTTAGTAGTGGATTATACGGTGACGTAGAAAGTATAAGTTATTTTGAGAAAGATAATCTATTTTATATATACGTGGAATTCCACACTAATGATACACTTAAACTTGACGAACGTATAGACCTGATTGGCGCGAATACCATTACGTGTGTTAATAAAGGTGTACATATACCAAAAATTAATAACCCTGGTAAACTGTTTAGCTTAGGTGACTTAATATCATTTACTGGCAGTGTCGTGCAAGGTGAATTTGAAGTTGTGCAACTTGTTAAGGATGGTATAAGCGTAAACGTTGTATATGGCGGTAGTGATTATGTTGTTGGTGATATTGTACTGTCTAACCCAAACAATGGTTTCTTTGCTAAAGTGTACACAGTAGACGAATACGGCAGTATCAAAGATATTAAGGTTTTTGATAGTGGTGCGGGTTTTGTAGAAACACCTGAATTGAGAATATATAGTAAACTAGGTAATGATGCAACATTGAGCGCTGTCACAAAAGCAGGCGGTGGTATTAATAAAGTTAAAATAAAACAACCGGCACTATTACCTAATACTAATGATTACAAATTATACTCCGCTAATGGTGTTATGGCTGATGTTGAGTTAGTAAGAGTACCACAAACAATACACAGCAACTTTGTAAATAACAATCATAAAACCGCTATTAACAACTTTATCATCGACAGTGATAAAACACATAACCATTCATATAAAATCATAACCAATCTTGATATTAAATATTGGAGAGAATATGTTGATAAATACTTTCACAGAAGCGGCTACGTTTATACGCATGTAAATCCTGTAACGGTTAAAAGCGAAACACAAACAAGTGTTAAAGTCAATTCGTCTGCTGTTATACATACTACTCCTAGTATAAAACCGTTGTTGGTTATAACGCAACCAAAAATAAATAGTCAGCATACATCACAAAGCATTGTATATAACTATGTAACTCCAATACCAACAGTGACACAGTTAGTAAACAGTCAGCATACATCACAAAGCATTGTATATAACTATGTAACTCCAATACCAACAGTGACACAGTTAGTAAACAGTAGTGTTAATGCCACTATTAGTGTATATAACTATGCAAAACCAATACAGGTATCAAACAACTTAATAAATAGTGAGTATGTATCACAAAGCATTATGTATAACTATGTAAATCCAATACCAACTAGTATTACAGCTATAAATAGTCAATATGAATCACAAAGCATTGTATATAACTATGTAACTCCAATACAAGTATCAATCAACTTAATAACAGGCACCATAACGTCTACAGTTATCAACTAGGAATATAAAAATGAGCTTATTACTAAACAGCATACTACAGAACAATGAAATGCAATTGTGTGTCGGTCATACGGAAATAGATACTGATACTGATTTCGAGTTATACGACAAAGTAACCTTTACACAGCCCGTGTCGGTTTTTGACAAGCATTTTGTTGTTGCCAAAAATACATGGGTTACTGATACCGCATTAAATCAGTTTCCAAGCGACGATAGCCACTATTTAGTTAACAATAAAGTGTACTTGTGCGTACAAAATAATAACGGTGTTATTTCTACTGTTGAACCTGCTGGTACAAGCATCTTTAACTTTGAAACCACAGACGGGTATGTTTGGCGCTATCTGTTTACCATGGAAACTGATGAACATATTAACCACATTAGAGTATCAACCAACATTGATAAACCATCTGTTAAAAATGCAATTGCTAGAGCATTTGATTATGATTTATCCGCAGTTGCATTTAACACAAAACCAATCGTAAGTGCTGTTAGTGAAAGTGGCACCGGCGCGGTTATTGAATTTGATTATGCTGGTACTGCTGTTACGGGTTTAAAGGTCACGACTGGCGGCAGTTATTATAACCCAACTGATTACATTTTAGTTAGCGAAGATGCCGCAGGTGATGGTGCAACTATTGATTATAGTATTGTTGGAGGTTCTATTGTAATTAACAGCTTTACTCCTGGTGGTAACTATGTAGAACCTACTGTGCACGTGGTTGGTGATGGTTCTGGTGCTACTATATCGTCTACAGTTGTCGCTGGCAGCTTCGACACAATTACAGTTACTACCAGTGGTGCTGATTACACGTGGGCTGAATTAGTTATTGCACCAAGCGTTAATAGCTATGTTAGTACTATTGTATTAGAGACACCTAATGGTTTTGGTTACAGCCCTCGTATTGATATTAGTAATAGTTCGTTGATGGTAGCAAAAACGTTTACAGTTGTAGCTGATTCACATATCAACTTTATCATGATAACATCAAAAACAAATACGAATGAATATCCTCACATTTATACAGTAAATAATATCAATAATAAGATTTTAAGCAATAACAGCGATAATTTAGTACAAGTTATCATAGACGAGTTATAGAAGAGGCCATATGTTAAATTTGAACAAAGAGCCATATTACGATGATTACAGATTCGAAAAGAATTTTAAAAAGATTCTTTTTAAACCCGGTTTTCCCGTACAGACGCGTGAATTAAATCAAATGCAATCTGTTTTTAAAGGTGAGCTTGGCGCGTTAAGTGACCACATGTTTAAAAACGGTTCAAAGGTTAGTAACTGTCGGTGTAGTTTATTCAAGCGTGATTATGTACGCTTGATGGACGTAGACATTGATGGTGTCATGTTGTCTAATCCTTTAATTAAAGCTACATTAGTTGGTGAGGCTAGTGGAGTAGAAGCTGTTTTAACTAACTTCCATAATGCCGTACCAACAACATTACCAAATGATGTTTATGAGCCAAACACAATCAATGTCATTTATACTAAAAACGGTATTGATGCTGAACAAGCTAAGTTTATACACGGTGAAACTGTTCTTGTGTATGATGACAATGATAAGTTAATCGCTAGTTGGATTGTGCGCTGCCCAAGTTGTGTTGATTCAACATTAGGACCAGAATTAAGTCCTACCGGAACTTCATACTTTTACGGTGTTGATGCAGGTATTGTTTATTACAACCAGATGTTCGGTTATGTTGAACAGCAAGAGACACAAATAACAAAATATGTTACCACCAACCAAGACGGATTTGACGTATTAGACGAGAAATTCAAAGTTGGTTTGGATGTTGCTGTTTATATTGTTACTGCTAATGATGACCAAACATTATTGGATAATAGTTTAGGATATCCTAACGCGAGCGCAGAGGGCGCTGACCGTTTAAAAATGAGTTTAACACTTGTTAGACGCCAGTATGATGCTGAGGATGGTAACAATTTTATACTATTCGCAAAGTATGCAGAACACTACACCGCCGAATATACAAAAGCGGATAGTGAATACAATGACCTTTTAAAGGAATTTGCTAGACGTACCTTTGAAACAGCGGGTAACTTTACAGTTGACGCGTTTCTGACTCAATTTCTCAATGAGAAAAAAGCGTCACCTATTGACACAATGGGTTATTCAGTAAATGGTAACGATGATAACTTAGTTGCTATTATCAGTCCAGGTATCGCATACGTTGAAGGGTATCGTGTAGAAAAAACTGGTGAAAATGTTGTTACGTTTAGTAAGGCACGCGATACTAACACAAAAGAACATTTCGCATCAACCTTAGACAATCGACAATACGTACACGTTAATATTGTCAGTGATAACGTTATCATTAATGACACCATAAGCGATGAAGTTTTGTCGTATAGAAATGTTGTGCTATATAATGGTCCTATTGTTAGTGGTGCAGTATCAGGTGAAATAATTGGCTCGATTAAAGTACTGGACCAAAGTTATGTAACGTCTAATGAATACATTTTTTACATTTACGATATTAATATCACAAAGGACGGTTTTAGTTTTAAGGATGTTAAATCACTAAAAACACAAGACTCTAGTGTGGTTGCAGGTGCGACACTTGTTAATGCTACATGGCCTTTATATAATAGTGATTCTACTGGACTTGTTTTTAAATTACCCATCGACAATATAAAAACATTGCGTTCTGCTAATGACCCAAACTCTGGTAGTATTACAGTTAAGTGTCGTAGAAAGTTAAGTGGTCAATTAGATGCAAGCGGTAAAATAAGTTTCACAAGCGCATCAAATGAGTATTTCGAAGGCTACAATCCATTTACTAATATTATAACAATCGGTGGTTTTAGACATGAACTAGTAAACAGTGAGTTTAATGTTAATAATAATACACTTGATATTGATGTTGGTACTAGTTTCGCAGGTCAACCACTTACTATTCTTGTTGACGTTACCAAGGTTAACCAAGCCGAGAAAGTAAAAGTATTAACGACTTCAACATCAACTACCACCGCAGCGCCAAGTGGTGTAAAAAATACTGTTATTAACCTTGGTGTTGCTGATGGTTACGAAATGGTGTCATTAACATTAGTGCATCCGTCAGACCCAAATTTTGATGCAATTGATGTTACTAATGAGTACACATTCGATACTGGTCAACGCAATATGTATTATGGCGAATGTACATTAAAACGTAATACGACAAGAAGCAACATTGACAGTTCTTTAAGACTTGAAATATCATTTAAACATTTTGAGCACGAAGGCAACCAGGGTTATTTCACAGTTGATAGCTACAACCAGCTGCTAAATGCAGGGGTTTTATCATTTGGTGAAATACCAACATATAGCATTAATGGGAACGAAACTAAACTAAATGAATGTATTGATTTTAGACCTGTTTTAATCAATGATGTATTTACATCGACTCCAATTATACCAGTACCAGACAGTACGTTTGTTTGTGACCTTGAGCATTATCTGCCACGCGTTGATACTTTACAACTGAACAGAGATAGTTTGTTTAGTATCAAAAAGGGCATACCCTCTGAAAACCCAGTTGCACCAAATGCAGATGTCCATAACATGAAGATTTATGACATTTACATGGCTGCCTATGTTTACAGTTTACACGATGTTGATATTAAATTCATCGATAACAAGCGTTATACGATGCGAGATATCGGTAAGATTCATGGACGTATTGATAATTTAGAATACTACGTTACACTTAACATGCTTGAGCAAAAAACACTTAACCAAAACATTACTGATAATAATGGTTTAAATCGTTTTAAAAATGGTTTTTTAGTTGACAACTTTCAACAGTTTTATGCAGCTGATATTACAAATGATGATTTCAAAGCAAGTTTAGACAGGAAACGTGGTGAGTTACGTCCATCGTTTGACATGTTTAATGTGGATATGCACCTCGATGAAAACAACTCGAATAACGTGAACGTTGCAGGTAATGTTGCAACATTGCCATTTGTAGAAGTCAAAGAACTTGTCAACCCACTGGCAACAAAGGCAGTGAGTATTAACCCATATCTCGTGTTTAATAAAACCGGGTCTGTAATTTTAACACCTAATATTGATACGTGGGCTGACGATACTAACTTACCTGAAGTTGTATC